ATGTCGATCGCAACGAACATCCAAAAACGTCCTGGTCGCACGCCCTACTATGTCCGTGTTGGGGTGCCGCTAAAGCTCCAGCCGGTGCTCAAGCGGAAAGAGATTTGGCGGTCCCTCAAGACCACGGACCCCCGGCAAGCACGTGACCGAGCGGCGCCGGTCATCGCTTCCTACCGGCAGCAGTTCGCCGACCTGGAGCAGCGCCGTGAGCCCTCCCTGGCCGATCTCCAGGCGGCTGTGTGGTCGCACTACGAGACCGAGCTGAACCAGGACGCCCAGGCGCGCGCGGCGCTACCGACCGACGCCGCGACCCGGGAAGCTGCGAACAAGCTCGCAACCGATATCGAGGCCGGCCGGGTGCCCTGGTCCGCTGACCCCATAGTGCAACTCAACGCGACCATTGAGCTGATCGTCATGAAAGACGCGGCGAAGCTCGACCGCGAGCGCCGCGCCGTTCAGCTTGCCGAGCTTAAGAAGCACTTGGCGACCGGCGAGACTGCTCTGATCGAATGGAAGGCCGATGACGTGATCCAAAGTGAGCGGCTGCTGATCGCCAAGGGCTCGCCAGCCTACCGTGACCTTTGCCAGCGGTTGCAGCGCGTCCAAATCGAGGTCCTGCAGCGAGCCGCCGAACGTGATGCCGGCAATTGGTCCGGCGTGCCCTCTGATCCGATTGTGGTGCCGGCTGATCTCACCCACGGCAAACGGATTGCCGCCCCAGGCGAAACGCTCATGGAGCTTTACGACAAGTTCAAAGCCGAGCGGATTGGAGACGCGCGGCCGGACACCTGGGATCAGAACCGCAAGATCGTGAAGCTGTTTGCCGAATTTGTCGGCGAAGCCTCGCACGTCTCGGTGATTACGCGCAAAGCTGTTCGCAACTGGAAGCAAGAGCTGGCCCGCTGGCCGGTGAAGGCCGCGGACAGCAAGGCCTTTGAAGGCATGTCCTTCCGGAAGGTGCTAGAGGCGAACGAGACGGTCAAAAAGCCCGCGATCAGCCAGAAGAGCGTGAACAAATATCTCGCCGCGCTGGGCAGCTTCGCGCGCTGGCTGCTCCAGAACGAGTATATCGACGACGATGTGATGAGCGGAATGTATTTGTCGATCGACAAACGGAAGAAGAGCCGCTTCCCGTTCAGCAAGCAACAGCTACAGACTATCTTCAATTCCCCCCTCTTCGGCACGTGCCTGGGCGATGATGCCGAGAGCAAACCGGGGAACGTTGCGGTTCGCGATTGGCGCTACTGGCTGCCGTTGATCGCGATCTATTCGGGCGCGCGCCTGGGCGAGCTGTGCCAGTTGCTGACGGCCGACGTGCGTCAACTCCATGGTGTTTGGATTTTCCATATCACTGAGGTCGGAGACGAGGATGAGGGAGGCTCTGCCAAGTCCACCAAGACGGAAGGGTCAATGCGCGTGGTGCCGGTGCATTCCAGGCTGATCGAGTTGGGCTTCCTCGATTACCATGCCGGCGTGGTCGCACGCGGCGAGCAGCGACTATTCCCAGAAACGGAGCGCGACAAGCGTGGATATTTTGGCGAGGCTTCGAAATTCTTCAATGCCTACCTCAAGGCCGTTGGAGTGAAAGTGGATAGGCGCGTCAACTTCCATAGCTTCCGCCATGGGGTGGCTGACGCCCTCCGCAGCGCTGGATACCTTGATGAGACGTTTGGGCCGCTCCTGGGACACGCTAAGAGCAGCACGACCGGGCGTTATGGCGTGCTGCCGGAAGGTCCGCTGCGGGACCGCGTGAGGATGATTGAGGCGATCGGGTATGGCCTCGCGTTAGCCCATAGGAACGGCTGATTTCTTTCCGAGCATCAATTTGCAGCGCTCCAGTTGCGCGGCAGAAAACTCGGATTCAAGATCGCTCAATCCGATTTCTCTAAGAACTACCCTAAAAATCATTTGTGTCGCGTTCAGCAACGAAAACTGTGAAAACATGCGTGGCCACAAGACTTGTTGGGCCGCATCATCGCTATCTCGGAAATAGCTGATTGGTGTCGAGTGCACTTGAGCCGAAAGGTAGTTGTAGAGGCCGTCATAGTAGTCTTGGTCTATCCCCATCTTTTTTACGATAGACCGCATTCCGTCCACATAAACAACCTCACCCGAACGCAGCCGCTCCCGCTCTTTTTCGGGTCTTTGTCTGAAGAGCTGCATTTCCTTTAGTTCGTCCCGTAGCGCGCGCAGAACCTCTCGTTCCTTATCGGCTTCGTCGGGAGCCAGCACTTTTAGAAATCTAACGCGGGCCGCCGCATCGTGTATTCTCATGACCTGCAAGCGGAAGGCCCAGTCCTCGTCACCCACCTCTTCGGTCAAATACCAATACATTATGCCGGCCTCGATAAGCGCGCGGCTGAGTATGGCGATTGATGTGGAATCCATAAACGGAAGCTTGCCCGCTTCGTGATCTCTAAAGAGCGCTTGGGTGCTCATGGCTATGACGCACATACGGCTGCGAAGGACCGATTAAGCGTCATGGGCTTGCCTTCGACCTTTGAAGAAACCAACGACAGCATGCTGGTTGCCGCCTCGAAGTGCTCTTCAGTTGCCAGGTCGTTTTCGTTCCCGTTGAGCAATCGAACAATCTTGGTCTCTGTCTCAACGCTATAAGGTAGAGCCCACAGCCTCGCTAGCTCCTTGGGATCAACGTCACTCATTGGTTGCCTCGTTACCGTTGAAACAGTGAAAATCCCTCGCGCAAGCTAAGCGCGAGGAATGATTCCGAGCAATAGGGCAATGGTCGACAGCAAAAGAGCGCGGTGCGAGCCGCGCCCTTACGCATCCTTGGTGGTGCCATTCAAGGCTCGGCTAGGCGGCGACCGCAGCCAGTGTTGGTTGCGTTACTTTACCCGCCAATTCGAGATCGGCAAGGATCTTAAACATCTGCTCGTCCGACAGCCGGATAGATCGCTCAGCTTTCTCTGAAACTATCTCATCGCCAACAGCCGAAGTGCGGATGAACTCGACGGTCAGCATGTAGCCGCTACTGGCGTGCCTGACCCTGACAGTATACGCCTTTGTATCGTCGTCTGAGGTATCCCAAAAAAACAGCCGCGCCGTCGATCGTTTCCGCAGGCCGCGCGTTCTCTTGACGAAGCGAACAACGTCGTCAGGTTCGACAACCATGCTGCATGCTTGGCCCCATACCTTCAGGCCGATCGACACAGCTCTCTCATACTCCCATCCCTCGGGTGCATCGACGATCGTCACCGTTGGAAGTTCATTGGTAGGCATATTCATCGCTCTCCATGTCATCAGTCGAAATGGGTCCTCTAGGACGAAACCAGCCGGCGGATGGCGCCGGCTGGTAACGACATGGAGGAGCGAACGGCCCTGACTGTGAGTGCCGTAGCGATCAGCCTATAGTCAGCGCGATATGGGCATTCGCAACGAGCTTTTGCATGGGAGTCATGCAACTTCGCTGCTCGTCGGGTAGATGCCCCAGTCGCAGAGCGCGACCTGAACTTGGTTCTCGACCCAGCTCCGGCCCATCACGACATAGCGGTCGGAGCTCGCCTGCATGTCGGTGAGGGTCTTCAGAAGCTCGAAGTAGCGGCGGTCGGAGATCGTCATTGGTCAGCCCCATGTTGGTGATGCACGGGAGATGCGCGATTTGCGAGCCGGCTGCAAGTCAGAAAATTCGACAAAGACGAAATGTAAGCACTGATAGCTTTTCGATTGAACCATCTGGGACTTTAATGTTTTTCGATAAGCGACTCCTGACTTTCCACTCACCGGAGGCGGGAATAAGATGGCTTACTCATCGCTGAGTTTAGCGCCTTCGTCGGTTGGCATAATCGGGAGCGGGCTATGGCAGGTTGGTATTTTAGCCTCGGAAAGCTCTTCGCCTGGATTGGCGTCATCTCGGTAGTGCTTCTTCTCGCTGCTTCAGCTTCACCATACTTGCTTGCACGGCTCGGTGACTCGAATTTGCTTGGTGTGGGGATAGATGAAAAGCCAGGAGATAAAGCTCTCCAGTTGATCAATTGGATAAGTCTCGTTTCCGCGGTTGCATCCATGGTCGCAATGTTGGGGACTGCATCCACTATTCTGCTCGGTTGGCGCGACGACCGGCGAAAGACGAAGGAATTTAGCCTCAAGATCGAACAGCTTGAGCTGCAACTTATTGAGGCTCGCAAAGCAGCCGGGGCAAATTCGACGGGTCAGGCGATCTCCGCATGATCCGTCTGACTTCGCTGTAGGTCTGTTCCGCTTCCTGTTGCAACGCCCGGGTAACGGTTAGGGTCTGGCCGATGACTTTAGACACTCGCCGGTGATTGCGCGTGGCGTAGGTTGCCCAGCCGTCGTCGCGTAACGGAACGATCTTGATCTGGAACTGGCGTCCCCGCTCCGGTGCCTCGCCCCAGGCCCGGCGCATGATCTCTTTCAGAACCTCATTCTCAGTGACGGCGCCGAAAGCACCGTGAATGTGCAGCCGGCCATCCCGATCGCGGTCGATGCAGAACCAGTAAGGTAGCCGGACGCCAGCCCGTGCCAGTTGCTTGTCAAGGGACCGCTTCAGCGACTCTAGGAAGCCCCTGGGATGAGTCAGCGCCTTCTCCCGCGCCTTGGACGTCAAATTGAAGGTGAACGCATAGGCGGGCTTGTCTGCGATCTGTAGGGCCGCTGTCGCGGCCACGGCTTTGACTACGTCACCGGTAAGAGACCAGACGGGTATGTTGTCGTTAGAGGGATTGAGGGTGTCTGTAGAGGGAGAAAGAGAGACAGGGATAGAGGGTGTGGAGTGTGCAACTGAAGTCTCGCCAGCCAGCATGTGAGCCGGAACGCGGAAAGACCGCATTTTCTCGATGATTTTTGAGTCTTTGAAGGGTGACTGCCGGACCCTTTGGGGGACTTTTTTCAACCGCTTTTGGGGTCGGTTATCCTGCAAAGGCGCTGCAAGTGCGCTTGCCGCGCTATACTGATGAGCTATGCGGGAAACTGGGTGATGACGGAATGAGATAGGCGGCGTATCGAGGCGGGTGTCGAGCCTGCCAGAACCTCAAGGAGAGCGATACGCCATGAACGAGCATAGCAACATTGTCCCACTGCGTCAGCCCGATGAGATCGACGATCCACTGACGAATATTTTGCGATCTGGTGCTCGGCAGCTGCTTGCGCAGGCTGTCGAGATGGAAGCCGAGGCGTTTCTCGCCGCGATGAAGGGCTTGAAGCTTCCCGATGGCCGCGACCGCCTCGTGCGGCACGGCCATGGTCCAGTGCGGACGATCCAGACGGGGATCGGCGCCGTCGAAGTCGCCCGGGTAAAGATTCGCGATCGCGCGGTGACCAGCGATGGCGAGCGGATCCGCTTCACCTCGGCGATCCTGCCGTTGTGGGCACGGCGCACGAAGAGCTTGGATGCACTTTTGCCGGTTCTGTACCTGCGAGGCATCTCGACGGGCGACTTCCAGGAGGCGCTGGCGGCGCTCCTGGGCAAGGATGCGCCGAATCTTTCTCCGGCGGTGGTTTCCAGACTGACGACGGAGTGGCAGCTCGAGTACGAGCGTTGGCAGAAGCGCGATCTGTCGGCGCGCCGGTACGTATACGTGTGGGCGGACGGCGTCTTCCTGCAGGCTCGCATGGAAGACCACAGCGAATGCATGCTGGTGCTGATCGGCGCGACGCCGGAAGGCAAGAAGGAACTCATCGGCTTCCAGGTCGGCGTGCGCGAGAGCAAGCAGAGCTGGCACGAACTGCTCGTCGAGGCGAAAACCCGTGGGCTGAAGATCGCCCCGGAAATCGCCGTCGGTGACGGCGCGCTCGGCTTCTGGAAGGCGCTCGACGAGGTCTTTCCCGCCACGCGACATCAGCGGTGCTGGGTGCACAAAACCGCGAATATCTTGAACAAAGTCGCAGTGTCGGTACAGGCCAGCATGAAGAAGGATCTGCGCGAGGTCTATTTGGCGTCCAACCGAGCTTCGGCCGAAGTGGCGATCGATGTCTTTGCCGAGAAATACGGAGCGAAGTACGACAAGGCGGTCGAGTGCCTGACGAAAGATCGCGACGCAATGCTTGCGTTCTACGAATTCCCCGCCGAGCATTGGGACCACTTGCGGACGACGAATCCCATCGAAAGCGTGTTCGCGACGGTCCGGCACAGAACGGTGCGCACGAAAGGTTCGTTATCGTCAACGACTGCCAAGTTGATGGTGTTCAAGCTGCTCTGCGCCGCATCAAAGACCTGGCGGCGGCTGAAAGGCACAAATCAGTTGCCGAAGGTCATCGCAGGTGTCAGATTCGAAAACGGCATCGAGGTCATCCAAGTGCCGGAAAACCACGCCGCCTGATCGCCTCGTCACCCAAAATCCCGCATAGCTCTATACTGATCTTGTTCGGACGTTCTTTGCAACGGCACGTTCGGCTCTCCAAGAAAGCCATCCGGTCCGCCGCCGGGTGGCTTTCGCATTTCAAGATTGGGTTCAATAAGCGCCTATAGCGGTCGCCCGCGGAGTTGCGCGCTGTTTCAGCGCCGGAGGACGCCTCCGGGGCGCATGGCCGTCCTCAACTCCGCGGCGATCAGGGTCTTGATGTGGTGCTGAGCAGCCTGGGCGACGCTCTCGCCCATGCGTTGATGGTCCTGCGACGACTGGCCGGGCGAGCCCTGCACGGTGACAGCGATCCGGGGTGCGATGACGTGCTGCGGGCCGACTAGCGGCGCGGCCGGCGAACCGGTGCCGACCAAGCCGCCGTCCGCAAACCTCGGAATACGATCGCTATTGATCGCCTCAAGCACGGGGCGGTGCTTTGCCACGGCAGACGCCCGCACGACGAATTCGCCATTGCTGAGCCGTGCGGGGATGCTGTCTGACGTGCCGGTTCCTGGTCCGGCGATGTAGCCGCCGTCTGCCTTGGCGACCGGTGCGGTGCCGCCGACCAGCCCGCCGTCGCTGAAGCCGAATGTCCCGCTCAGCGAGCGCATGATCGGCTGCACGATCAGCATTTTGATCATGGCTTCTTCTAGGGCGCGGACGACGGCCTTGGACATTTCGGCAAAGCCAGCCGATACGCTCTTTGTGCCGTCCAGGATGTCCGCGAGGCCAGACGTAAGGCTGCTGCTCATGGTGCTGCCGATCGACCGCATGGCCTCATTGGTCCGCATGGCCGACGCCTCAACCGAGTTCAGGGCCGTCCCCACGTCCGGATAGAGGCCCTTCAACTGTTCTGCGATCTGCACATCGCCTGGGTCCAGGAGCGAGGTCTGTCGGCCGCGCCTGATCGACTGCGCTACGGTGGCCTTTTCGATGGCCTCGGTGGCCTTGCCATAAGCCTCCGTGACTTCCTCGATGCGCTGGCGCTGCTCTGCGGTGTCGACGCCTTCGCCCTTACCAGCGGCCGCGTTGGCCTGCATGGCGACGACCTGGAGCTGGGCGGCGATCTTGTTTTTCTCGCGCGCGGCGGTGGAAAGATCGATGCCGGCCGCTTCCTCGCGCAACGCGGCGGTGCGCTTCTCTATGCTGTCGGCGGCCGTGCCGAGCTTGTCCACGCTGCTGCCGGTGCTGATCTTGGTCGGCGCCGGGCCGGCGCCGCGCGTCTGACTCGGTGCCGGAGGCCCATACTGATCGCCCTGGGCTAGCCCGGCGATTTCCTTTTGTAGCCGGTCGCGGTGGCCCTCGAGGGTCTCCCGACTGGCAAGTATGCCGAAGGTGTCCGTCCAGGAGCTTGTGCCATTGAGCCGTGCGTTGACCCGGTCGAGGGCGTCTCGTTTCGCATCAACGTCGGTTGCACTCGCGGGCAATCCGGGAATGCGGGGCATCTTGTTAGAAAGCTCAACCGCCTTGGCGATGTAGCCGATCACGTCGGCCCAGGCGCCCTTGATGTCCATCATGACGCTGGCGAGATCGTCCCAGGACGGTTTCAACGCAGTCGTGAGACGCTGATGGGCAAGCTTAAGCTGGTCGTCCACTTCCTTTGCGCGCTCTACCAGGGCGTTGCTGAAAATGCCGTCCGAGTTGACGCTGGCCTCCCTGATCGTCGCCAGCATGCTTTCGGCGCTGGTCTGACCCTGTCGCATGCGATCGACGATGGCCGTGCCGAACATCTTCTCGCCAAGGTCCAGGCTGGCGGCATGCTGCCCGATCTGGTCGAGCTGCTGCATCGCGACCAGAACCGCTTTCACGCGGTCCTCCTGGGTCTTTGCGTCCCGGAACAACACCAAACCCTGAAGCTGTTGGCCGGCGTCCTTCGCCAGCGTAGCGTTCAGAACACGCAACGCCTTCTCAACGTCGGAGATCTTTTCCTCACCGACCGTCCATTCGCTGATGTCGATCGGCGATCTGTCCTTGGTCGCCTGGAAGGCGTGGTCGAGGGCGGATTCGAGTTCGCCGGCTTCGACCTTCAGTTTTCTTGCCTCATTGGTGAAGGCCTGCAAGAAAGCCGGGCTCACGCCGACATTGTTTGCCTTGTCGGCGATATCGACCATCTGTTGCATTTGCTCGCGGGCGCCGCTGATCGCGGCCGTCATGAGCTTGATGGCACCCACCGCGAGCGTGGCCTTGCCGACGAGTTCAACGGCACCGCGCGCCATGGTCGCAAAGATCGCGTCCTTGGCGAGGTCCTTGTTCATGTCGAGGAACTGCTTCGCGATTTGGCGCGTCGCGGTGTTCGTCAACGATGACGTTTGCCGGAGTTGTTCCTTCAACTGGTCGAGGTTGAGCTTGATGGCGACCTGCATACTAAGCGGCCCCCACCAAGAGCGCGGCCACAATCCCGCTGGCAATGATGACGTTGGGACCGAGCGGTTTACCGCGCACATGGGCGTCAAGCAGCGCTTCAACATCGCGCTCCGGCATACCGCCGCCGATCAATCCCAATTCGATCAGCCGCTCCACGTCTTCGGGCGAGTAATTGCCGCCCTCAAAGCGTCCGAGAGCAGCGGCCGGCGCCGGGCCGCGATAGCTCATGACGCGGCGAACCCAGGGGTGGCCCAGGTCAAACGTATGGGTGCCGCCGACCCAGGTGATCTCGCGGAAAGTCTCAGTCATTTAGAACCTCATTGATGGCGTCTTCGATCGCCCTTTGCATGTCGTCGCGCATGACGTTGTAGGTGGAGTAGAAGAACGGGCGTGCCGGCTGGCGACTTGTCCCGAACTCGAAGCCCAGGCTGTAGTCAAAGGGAACGCTGCTACCGTCGCGGACTTCCTTCGTGGTCAACTCGCCGCCGGCCTGAACGATGAATTCGAGGTCATTGGACCCAGGCACGACGACGCACGACTCCTCCAAGTGACCGGTTTCATCGGGCGACTGCTCAAGTGCCTGCAATGCCGCGCGCTGGGCCTGGGATAGGCGCTCGGCTTGCTCGCGTAGAATTGGGCTCAGCTTCTCAGTAAGCTTGTCGGGCAGCGATTGGAGGAAGTCATCAAAGTCATCGGCCATGCGTCACCACGATAGAAGCTCTACGGCTTCCGGATGCTCATAGATCGAGCGGGAGCTATCCCCAGCTGCAGCCCGGGACACGGCCATCCAGGTCGCCGCGACGCCGTCGATGCGATCGGTCGACTTGCTCTTGTGGATGATCCGGTTGTCGTTTGCGTCTTTGTGGATCGCGACGTTGGCGAAGTTCCAGCGCAACACCGGGTGTCCGCCGTGACGGAAGTTGCCGCTGATGATCGCGCGCTCCAGGACGTTGAGCGCGGGCGACTGTGTGATCCACCCCTGCCGGATCGTGACGACCGGGAAGCCTTCGTCCGCCAACGGCGCCATGACGCCTTGGGCGAACGCGACGTCAAAGCCGATCTCTTGGACCTGAAAGCGTTCGGCGAGCGATCTGATGTAGTCTGCTACGGCCGCGTTATCGATCACGTTACCGGGCGTCGGCGTAAGGAAGCCGTCTCTGGCCCAAGAGGCATAATTCACGCCATCCAGGTCTCCGCGCTTGCGAATATCGGCCGCGGGGCAAAAGAAGTGCGGTAACACCGTGTAGGTGTCACCGTCCCTAAAGCATGCGACGACGGCCGAAAGGTCGGTGGTTTTGGACATATCGACGCCAACCCAGCAGGGAGCGCCCTGCAAGGCCTCATAATCGATCGGCCCGCCGCCTTTGTCATAAGTCGCCATGTCCACAAATGGCGAGGTCGAGTGGTCCAGCCAGACGTTGAGCTTGTATTGCAATAGGCTGTCGCGCTCTGTCGGGCTGTCCTTAGCGCGGGCTACGTGGCGCTTGAAACCCGCGATCGACGGATAGCCGTGGGCGCTGCCGGGATTGACGCGGCGCCAAGCTTCCTCGCTGGTGTAGTCAATGTCAGGCGCGGACTCGAACAGGATCGGCAGCCACGTCGGGTCCGCGATCTCCCCGCGCGCGATCTTGCGGGCGCGCTCGATTACTTCATGGGCGACGCCATGTTGCCCACGGCCGGCGGTGGTCGCGACGACAAGCAAGCTGTTGTCGATCTTGTCCAGGCCGTTGGTGAGCACCTTCCAAAGGCCGTCGCCGCGCCAGACGTGGATTTCATCGGCCAGGACAAACGACGGGGTGCGGCCTTCCTTGCTCGGTGCGTCCGACGAAATGACTTCCAACTCGGTGCCATCGCGCGGATAAGCGATCTTTTTAGCGCTGTTGAAGGCGTCATAGACCTTCGTAACCGGGACCAGATGCTTAGCGTCCGCCTGGACGATGCCCCGGGCTTCCTTGAAGGCGATGCCGGCTTGGCTGCGGTCGCTGGCGGCAAAGATCACTTCTCCGCCGGACACGCGCTCGGGGCCGATCGTATGAAGCAGCGCCAAGGCTGCTGACAGGCTGGTCTTGCGGTTGCCGCGCGGGACCAGGATTACAACGGTGCTGACAATCCGGTTGCCGGCGTCGTCGCGCGGCCCATAGATCGCGCGGACGATACGCTCCTGCCACGGATCGAGCTGGAATTGCTTCCTGGGCAACGTCGATTTGGGATGCTTCAGGCGCCGAAGGAATTCGGCCGCGCGCTCGCCATAGCCGAACGGGTCGGGAATGGGCGAGTGGTCGAAAATCCAGCGCGGATAGGTGTCCTTAGAGGGCGAGCGGGTTGTCATCGTCGCCTTCGTTGTCGTTTTCGCGGACTACCGGTCGGGATCGCGAGACCGGCGTGAGGCCCAGTTCAGCGGCTAACTGTCGAGCTGTGACCATGGCCTTGTCCTGCATCCGGCACAGCTTGGGATCGATACCGGCGCGTAGCAGTAACTCAAGCTCGCGGATGCGGCCGATCGCGATGCAGTAGCTTTCCAGGCAACCGAGATCGGCCGGCGTGAGGATGCGGCGCTTCGCAAGCTCCGGCATGACGCGGCGCCATTCCGCCTTAGCGAGCTTGGAGAGCCAAGCGGGCGGACGAGTGGCCGCTTCAAGGGCGTTCGCGACTGCGGCAAGCTCAGGTTTTCGACCCCTCACGTCGCAACCCCCTCGACAAATGACCTCATCGGCGGCACCTTAATGAGATGAAGCAGCGTTACGACCTTCTGGCGATGTCTCTTTTGATGTTTACCGCTGTGTTGACGGTCTCGCTTATTGCTTTGCCCGGCGGAATCAAAGAGTGGCAGCCAATAATCGGCGCCTCTATTACCGGCTTGGGCGTCATTGTTGCAGCGTGGAATGTGACACGGCAGATGCGACTTGCCGCAAGAGGCAGGGAGCAAGACAGGATTGAAAAAGAGCTGCCCGGCCTGCGTAGCGCACATAACCTTGTGCTCCGGTTCTTGGACCGCTGTGGCACTGGATGGCCTGAAGACCCAATTCTCGAAGCTTTCGAAGAGATGGGCGCCCTTACGGCTTGGGGTGCGGACTTTGAGGCCTTGATCGACAAGGCAATTCCTTCGGCTCCGGATTTCGCGAGAGGCGAATTGTCTTTTGCTCTTCAGCTGCTTCGCGATGCCGCCCAGCGCGTTCACGATTGTCAGCAACGCTATATGGAAGTTAAGCAAGAATACGAACGTTCTGAGGAAGACGAGCGGGCCGTCCCTGAAGCCAGGCTCTCCCTTGCGGTCAGAACACGAGACGGAGCGCGGGAGAGACTCAAGCGCCAAATCGCTGAGCTTGGAAAGTCCGGAGAAGCGCTCGCAATTCGTATTGCGGCCGAAGAAAATAGAAGACGGACGTTGCGACGCGAGCACGATCAATTTCTCGGCCTTGATCATTAATTGAAGACTCATGGCCCAACCCGCTGGCAGCTAACGTCCATCCCGGCGCGCCGGCCGATCTCGCTGATACCAGTGATCTCGAATTGCTGGCCCTCATAAAGCAGCCGGTCGTTGAGGCTGAGGTTGGCGAAGTAATACATGCGGAAGGCCAATACCGCGTTGGTAGTGTGCCCGCGCGCGCCCTCGCGGTCGTCGGTGGCGTTCTTTAGGAGCTGGGCGCGCATAGTCGCGAAAGGTGTCCAGGTCTCTATGGGCGTGCCGTAGAGATCCAGGCCGGTGGTGCGGCGCTGAATCTCAATGATGCGATCCAGGTTGCCAGCCCTCATACCGCCCTCGCTTTCACGATCGCTACGACCGAGACAATGCCGTGCGAGTAGCTGCCGTGGGGATCGCGTAAATACCTGGTTTGGGTGGCCTGCATGTCATGGACAGTGAAGCCATCGATCGGCAGCACGCCATCCGCCTGGGCGTCGATCCGGAGAACCGCGACGATGGCGGAGACGGCCTCCTTACACTGGACCAGGCCTGGTTCCTGAAACCAGATGTGTAGCGTGGCATAGGACGTGGCGTCCCAGCGCCGGAAGGTGGTCTGGCCCTCGCCGATGTAGACGGTCGGCATGATCTCCGGTCGCCCGTTGGCGTCTAGGACGCGATCAGCCGGGACCAGGGCCATCAGTTCCGGGCTGGCGATCAGGCGCGCTCGGATGGCCTTCTGGAGGGCGAGAGATGGGTCAAGAGCGGTCATTTTCAGAAGGCATACGCGCGGTAAGGGGCCAGCAAATCGAGGAAACCGAACGGCAGCGCCATGGCGGTAACGCCAACCAGGCTAGCCTCGCGGTTCTGATAGAGGTGCGCCGTCAATTGCAGCACGGCCTCCCGGATCGGCGCTGGAGCGGTGTCCGCGTCCGGATCTCCGGCGGTGTAGGCCGAAATCCACGCTTTTGCCGCCGCCAGCTTGTCGGCAAGCAGCGCGTCATCCGCGTCGATCGTGACGTTCAGGTGAGCTTTGGTCTGGTCCAAGGTGATGCCGGGCATGGTCGAAAAAACTCCAATTAGACGCTCTCTTGCGTGACCCGGGAGCACCGGTCGTTCGCGATTTCTTGGGAGTTTTGACCCACCCCCGGGGCATGTGAGGCGATGATGTTGCGGTTCGCTTCGTCGCGCTGTGCAGCAAGGTGCTGGTCGAGGCCATGGCGAAGCTCGGCCATCTGCTCTTCCATCTGGCGAACGAACGCGCGGACAGAGCGCGTCATCTGGCGATGTGCAGCATGCATCTCGCGCTGCCAGTCGCAAAGGGCGGGCAAGGCACGAGCTATCGACGGCGCAACTATCGGCCTGGGCTTTCGGCCTTGCTTGCCAACCGGCGTCGTCAAAGCCTCCTCGGCAGACCAACCCAAGTTGAGCCGCTTGGCGATAGTGTCTGAACTGATACCGGTGCGCCGAGCCCAATCAAACAGGGGGCGAGCTTCACCATTGAATTCGATCAGGCGCATAGGACTACTTTGACCTTTCGACGGACTGCTTGGTGCTGTTGTGGTGATGGGTGCAGAGCGGCTGCCAGTTGCCCTTGTCCCAGAACAAGGCACGGTCGCCACGGTGAGGCTTGACGTGATCGACCACGACGGCAGGCTTGCCGCACATGGCGCAATCGGGATGCTTATCGAGGAAGGCGCGGCGGGCCTTTGACCACTTGCTGTCATAGCCGCGATCATTGGCATTGGGCCGAAGGCGATCGGCCTCCGCTTTGCGCCTGATCTGGCATTCACAAAGATCGGTTGCCGCAATGATCTTGCCGCAGCGACACACGCGGCGCGGTTTCCAGGCCATCAGCGCGGCCTCACATGGTTGGTGAGGTCGCCGATGGCGTTGAGGTCGTGCTTGGAGGGCGCTTCGCTGCCGGCTTGATCGTCTTTGCCGCTGCCGAAGATGGCCTTGAGCATGTCGAGGCGGCCGGCGTGGGCGGCCATGATCTCAGCGGGCGTTGCGTCCCAGGTATCATCAGCGGTCCAGCCGAGCCAGCCCGTTCCGATCTGGAAGAGCTTGGTGAAGTAGTCGTCAAACGTCATGGGCTCGCCTGACGACTTGCCGCCGGACGATTCTGCGCCGCTCAGGATCAGGACGAATTCGAGAAGCTGTTCGCGCGCGTTCAGGATGGTGCTGATTGATGCAGCCGGCAGCGCTTCGCTAGTCGCTGCGATCAGGTCCATGCTGGCCGTGTAACTGCCGTCCAGGATCGCTTGGTAAAGCTCCGGGAAGCCGTGCTTGTGATGGAGGTCGAATGCGGCCCGCAGCGACGGCTTCAGGTCAAACGACCTGTCGCCGAGCTGGAGGGCAAAAGTATTCGCTGCGAGCCGCATGTTCATGTCCTCTTAGGTCGCCGAGACCTTGAGCTTCACGAAGCGATCAGGATGGGTGACGTCGGCGCCGACGCGCTTACGCGCGTGGAAGCGGACTTGGCCCTTGGTCGCCAGCGTGTAGGGATCACGCAGGATCGAAATGCCGACGCGATCGACGATGCGATATCCCTTCATGTCGCCGAACATGACCGGGAAAGCGTTCGCCGCGATGTCGGGCATATCTACCGCCTCAACGATCGGGCGGCCAAGCAGGGTGGTCGGTGCGCCATCCGAAATCGGGTCCAGGACCAGATAGCGGCCCATGCCATCTTTCCAGAGGCGGATAGCACCGAGCGTGTTGCGGTTCATGAGCCACACGCCATTCTGAGCATGGGCGCCCGGAAGCTTGTGGAACATGCTGATCAGCACGTCTGCCGGCGTCGAGGCCGGGAAGTTGGTAGCATTGCCGGTGACGACGGTGGCGATGCCGGTGGCGTTCAAAAGGCCCATGGGCTGGGTAGTGCCGTTGCCCTTGACGAAGTGAGTGCCCTCGCCAATGCCGAAAGCCTCGCCAAATTCCGAGTGAAGTTCGCCCTCGATGCCGTAGGCGTTGTCCTCCAACAGCCAGTTGGAAATGTCCGTATAAGTCGCATACTCATACGGTGTGATGCCGATCTGCTCATATGACGGCTCGCTCTCGGTGCGATCGTCGGTTTCGCCGACGATCACGGCGGCGGGGCTGCCAGTGCGCCGGGGATACTTGACCTGACCGGCGCCGATAGTGCGAACGTTCGCATACTGACGGATGGGCGAGAACTGACGCAGGAGCTTCAGAATCTCATTGCCGAATTCCGGCGGCGCAATCGCCTGGTTGTTGCTGACGACAAGCGACTTCTTTTCGAGGTCGTCCATTTTATCGGCGCCACCGCGAAGGAACGAATCGAACGCCTTGGTTTCGATCCTGGGTTCGTTGTCGTTGGCGGCCTTGCTGCCGGGTCGGTTGACCTTGGCCTCGATGCGGTCCAGGCGCTCGGTGAGCTTGGTGTTGTCGTTAGCCGCCTTCGTTTCGAGGGCAGTCCTGAGTTCGGCAAGCTGCCTCGCAACTTCCGCCGTCGGATCATCGGCCTCGCCGGCGTCCTTGAATTCCAGGGCATTCGCAGTCTTCATTGGGTCGTCTAGCTCCTATTAGGATTCAGCGTTGCCGTGAAACGCTTGATGAGGTCGGCCACGGCACGCGCCGCGTCGTCGGATTTCGTGCCGGTGATCCGAGCACGAGAATGAGCGGGATCGCGGACCAAGCTAATCTCAGCGAGGTCGAGCGCATCGATGATGCGACCACGAGCCTGCTTGCGGGCCGCCCTGGTCCGAAAGCCAATCGAGAGGCCGGTGACGAGACCAGTCTTGAGCATCGCGCGAATTGAACGGGCGCGCGGCTGGTCGAGGTGAAGCTGGCCCTTAACGGTCAGGCCGTCGTCGGTCTCTTTCACTTCGTTCCAGGTTCCGACCAAGTCATCAGGCCGGTGTTGATACAAAATCGGCAGATCGGGAAGGATCGAGCCGAAGGCGCCCTTGGTGATCAGGTCGCCGTAGCTGTCGGGACCAGCATTGAACGGCCAAGCGATGCCGGTGATCTCGCCTTCATCGCTAACCCTCAGCGTGGCTTTGACTTCAAGACGGTCCATGATCAGTCCCGGAAGACTTCAAACGCCGCCGTGAACGTCTTGGCAGAGCCAGGCGTTACAGCCGTGCGGGTCTCGATGACAAAGAAGACGTTCGTTGTGCCTGCGGACGGATCAAAGACGATCTCCGATCCGCTCAGTGGCGCGCCGATGCCTTTGGTGACCGAGCCGGCGAACTTCTGATCCAGAGTGACGCTGAAGGCGCCGAGGTAGTTACTTTCCGAGAGCGCGGCAGCGAACGCCGCATTGTCACCGGATGAGAACGTCGGCGTGTCCTTGAAGACGTGAACGTAAAGGGTCGCGTTAAACCATGCGAGGTCATTCACCTTGACGCGGCAACGTCGCAGCACGCCGGTGGTGTCATTGTCGCGCGATGCCGCGATGGGCACGCCAGAGCACGATGCTGCTGCGGTTGACTGCGCGACGATATCACCGATGGCATACGCCAGCGTATCCGCCGGACGCTGCATCGTGCCGATCACAACGGCACTGTTGCCGGCGATGGGCAACGGATTGTTGTCGGCGATGGGTGTGCCGGTGGCGAAGCTCACTTGTCATTTCCTTTCGATGGATTTCCGAACAACGTCCGCTCAAGGATCTTGGCGGCCAGCTCATAGGTTTCGATCAGGGGGCGGCCTTCGACGTAGGCCACGATTAGTTCATGCGCGCGCTTGGGCGACACGCCGCCGCCGATCAGGGCGCAGCGAATTGTTTCGGTGACGTCGGCCTGGGCGAAGTTGCGAGAGAACAGTCGATTGGCGATCATGCCGACGCCAGAGCCGCACTTGGTCTCAAGCTCGCCGATTAATGCAGGCGTGAGCTTGAATGAGTGCTCACCGTCGCCGAAGAACGTGGTGTAAGCGGTCATGGTCATTGCCCGAACGCCGTTTCAATCGAGCCGGCGTTGTCGGCATAGACGTTGATATCCTCTACGTCGGACCAGACTTCGATGGGTGTGGTGCCAACCAGGCACTCGCCATAGATCAGCGGGATTGCGTTACCTTGCTGGCCCGAATTGCCGATGTTGCCACCGTTGACGCTGAGGCCATTGGAGGCCTGTGTTTCTTGACCGGCTGGCTTCGTAAGCAGCGTTGAAACGCCAGAGAGCGCGAGGCCAAGGCCGATAGCAGCAACGGTGCCGTAGGTGGTGCCGGAAAGAATGCCGGACGCTGCGAGCGGAGTCGCGAGCACGCCGCCTGACATGAAGATTGCGCCGCCGACCAGGGCAGCGCCGAGCACAAGTTTGGTGGTGCCCTTCGCCGTATTGGACGCGGCGCCTTTAGCGACCGGGATGATGTGCAGATCCGCGAGACCAAGGTTGAACTGGTTCACAAGCTCCAGGTCGAGCTGCATGCCGGAGCGCTTGTCGCCCCGCACGATCTTGTAATAGCCCTCCTGGATCGCCTTCACGAAACGACCAGGGAATGCACAGTTGAGCGCGCGTAGAGCTTCGCCGGCCGTCGCCACGTCAAAGCGATGCGACTTGCCGAAGTCTTTGCCGAGCTTGCCGTGGAGGTGGATGTTGCGCAGCATCACGCGGCTTCCTTCTGATTGTCGTTGCCGGCATTCAAAGCGCCGCCGGCATGTGCAGACGACGTGTTGAAATTCTCGAATACGTCGCCGCCCTCATAGGCCGGCAGACCGAAGCCGATCTGGCGCGCTTCGTTCGGGTTGAGGATGCGCGCTGAGACCGTCGCGCTGAGGGCCTGGGCACGCGCGAGCAAGTCGGCGCGGGCGAAGCCGTCGATATTGAATTCGATGGCATACTGGTCGCGCTCGTCCGGCGTCAGAAGCTTCAGCTCAAGCTCTTGCTCGAAAGACTTCAGCCTGGGCAACAGCGCCTGCGAGAGGAATTCTTGGCCGATCGATTCAATGGATCGCGGCTGGGCGCGATCGACCTGCATCAGCATGTGTAGAGGCACGCGGAATAGCCGGGCGATCTCTGCCACCGCATACGTCCGCATTTCGAGGAACTGTGAATCGACGCTGTTGAAGGTGAGCGGTTGCCAAGAGGCGTCGAGAGGAAGGACGGCGGTGCCACCCGACTTGTCGCCGCCCTGCGAGGCCTGCCAGGAGGCCTTCGCGGTTGCGACTGTTTCCGGCGTTGCGTTGCCCTTGAGGCTCAGCACACCGGACGGGCGTGCCGCGTTACCGAACAGGCGCGAGGCGTGACGCTCAAGGACCAGGGCGAGCGCAATGGCGTTGCGGCCTTCGCCGACAAGGCCCTTCCGTGCATCGTATGCCGGCGTCGGGATGTGGATCAGGTCGGCGCCGTCGATCTCGCGGCCATTCAGCTTGTAGGTCGGCTCAACGTCGCTGGTATCGACGGCCACAGATTGGGTTTGCGGATCGAGCCGGATCAGTTCGGCAGGCTTGCCACCGTCAACGCGATTGATGAGCGCAAAACCGCCGTGCGGCTGTAGCAACGCGTCGGCCATAAGCTGGGTGCGGAACAGCGCGGCGGGCGCAAAGCTATTCGGTGCATCGTGCAGGAGCTTGTAGAGCGGGTGCTCGGTAGCCTTCTCTTTGCCGCCGTCCGGGAGCTTCTTGTAAACGTGAAGGGGGAGCGAGCCGGCCGCCTCACAGATCGAGCGGACGGCGCACGCGACTGGCGCGCACGTCATAGCGCTATGGGGCGTGACGGTTACGCCGGCCAGCGTCGGAGCTGCACCGAACAAATCGAAGTAGAAGCCGCTGCCATCAGCGAGGCTGGGCGCGGTCTTGGTCTCGATACCGAGACCGAGAAGGGATTTGAAGCGGGACGCGATAGACAAAAGGGCACACAACAGAGGCTGGCCCGCCGGCTAGGCGAGCGATGAGAGGGCTTCTCTGTCTGTGCATTTGTTTCGAGGCGAACCCCGATAACGCAACTATATTACGCGCTATAATTGTGGCGGAATTGAGTCACGGTTACGCTCCTCGGTCCCGAAAAGCGGTTACGAGCGGCACCGTTTCCGCGGGGCCTTGAACCAGCCAAGTTATTGATTTTACTTATAAAACCCTGAATTGGCTGGGGAACCTGGATTCGAACCAAGACAAACAGAGTCAGAGTCTGTTGTGCTACCGTTACACCATTCCCCACCGAAGCTCTTGATATAACAAGACTTTCTTCGGAAGTTTTGCAAACCGCAGCAAAAGTTTTGCAAGTCAGCGGCGCGCTGGCGCTCATATAGCCGCGTCGGCGTTCGCGGTCCAGCCCCTCTGTGACTATCGCGGCTCGTTCTCTTTACGTTCTCACCTATGACTCGGCGCCATGTCCGCCGCCCGCATCATCAAGGCGCCACCGCTTTCCGGCGGCGATCGCAAATACTACGCCCGTGAGATCCGCAAGGCGGAAGTCACCTTCCGCACAACGTCTCGAGGACGCGCGGCGACTCACGCAGCCGCGCGATCGGCAGGTCGCGCTCATGCGTAACTTCTGTACGGCAGTCCGTGCCAGCGAAGAAGCGCCGGCCGGATTTGATCGTCCTGCGTCAGGCCGGCGATCCGCAACCCGCCGCACCATCTCGCCGCATCAAGAAGGCCTCCTGACGATGTGCAATCTCTAGAGCGTCACCGCCAGCCAGGCGGCGATCAGCGCGCTGTTTCGCGTCGTCAATCGCTACGTCGGCAACCTGCCGGCGATGCCCTCGGCCTACCAGGACAATCCGGCGCCCGTGGTGCGTGCCGCCGACAACGGCGAGCGCGAGCGTGCCTTGATGCGCCGGGCATGCCGTCGCCGCCGAGCATCAAGGGGCCCCCCGTCACCAACGAGCGTAACACGACGTCGCCACACTGGCGTCGCTGGTTGAAGCCGGAGAGCCGTTGCCTAGTGCCGGCGAACAGCTTCTCCGAATACGCGCCGGAGCCGAACCCGGAAACGGGCAAGGCAGCGAGTTCGGCACCGGCATCAAATATGCTGTGGAGAACGACTGCCTTGAGTTACATGAGCGCGGGCCGTATGACCGGATACTTGCTGACGCTCCATAAAGCACGAAGCCGCCGCGCAGATCAAAATGTTCAGCCTCGATCGAACGAAGAACGATACTTCCACATTGCTGGATCTCCTCCGCGCGCTCGCCGCCCAAATGGTTTGCGTCGGGCACACTTGGAATTTGACTTTCACGTTCTTCGGCGGGGCTACGCAGACGCTAATCCCCGATATCGGCGTTCTTCTGTTTTTCGTGCTGTCCGGCTTCGTCATCGCATTCACGCTCCACGAGCGAACCAAAGCTGATGATTATTCCCTGCTGAACTATGCCGTCGAGCGCTTCGCCCGCATATACTCCGCATACGCGCCGGCGCTGATCTTGATCGCCGTACTGGACTATTCCGCCTGGGCGCTCGGAGTTGAGCGGTTTCGACTCGACAGCGCGGCAAGCTTTTTGAAGAACTTGGTGATGCTGCAGGGTTATCCTGGTAGGTGGGGCGGAGACACATTCGGCTCAGCCGGCCAGCTCAGCACGCTCGCCATCGAATTTCACATCTACTTCTTCGTCGGCGGCCTGTTCTTCTTCTGCAAAGGTCGCGACCAGATCGCTGGCCTCGTGCTGGCAATCGCAACCGCCACCGTTCCACTGTTCCATTTTGCTGAGAGGCCGGACGCGTCCCACGGCCTCTTCGTGCTCTGGTTGCTGGGCTTCGGCGGGTACTTCGTCGCGATCAATATGAGGATCGATCGGCTGGTGACAGTCGCCTGCGCCATACTCTCTATCCTGTTGTTCTGGAAGTGGCGCGGCTCTCATGTGCGCGGCGACGAGTACGCGCTAGCTGCACAACCCTATTTTGCGCTGTTTTTTGTGAGTCTTGCGATCGCAGCGCAGGGCCAAAACTGGCTCCGAAGATTTCAATCAATCGTCGGGTTCTTCGCAGGTTATTCCTATAGCCTGTTCTTAATCCACTTCACGATAGTGAAGATCGTCGTTTGGCACTTGACGTCGCCGCTCTGGGTGAGATTCGTGCTGGCGATCCTCATCTCAAATTTCGTCGCTTGGCTCTTCGCCATGGTCACCGAAGCCCGACACAAACAACTCGCTCGCTGGATACTGCGGAGAATGGCTTCGTTTCGAACCGTAACCGCTCGCCCCTGAAGACGACGGCAATCCGCTAGTAACGCTGTCGGAGGGCTTGGAGGTTAGTGGAGCCAGCTCATTCCCCACTTGGCCCCCTCAATCATCACCGCGATGAACCGATCATGCGGCTCTTCGGAATGGCAATAATGAAACGACCGGTAGAGAACAAATTACAGGACGGCGCCTGAGGCTATCCCTAAAATTGGCAATTCTCAGTCCCATCGGCTTCGCGGCGCGCTCTAACGGTTTGCCCAAGGGCCGGGAATTGGTTGACTGGACGTCTTGCGTCAATAGAGATCGAGAAATCTCACAATCCAACGTAGCAGCTGAACGGCTGGTGAATGCCCCATTCAATAAGCGTTGCATATCATAGGCGTAATCTGCCTATTGGAACCCGTATCCACGCCCTTCGTTGAAGATCAATCAAAAGGAGAGAACAGTGTTTATTCGTGCTGCAATTCTGGCGCTGGCAATCCTAGGATCAGTCTCATCGGCCATGGCTCAGTTTCCAGGCTCGCCGAGTGGCGGGTGTCCGCACGGCTATGATTTCAACTACTCCAATGGGCGCTGTTATCCTAACGAATACAAAGCGCCAGGTACCTATGCCCGACCGCAGCCGGACTATCAAGGCTATAGAGCCTATGGGTACGGATCCTGCCCCGATGGGTACGACTTCAACTATGACAACGGACGCTGCTATCCAAATTGGAGGCGCGCGCCTGGGCGATACCGCTACTGATCTGGCCACAACTCTGACACCGACCATAGGCTTTGGCGTTCAGCTTGGCGCCAAAGGTCGCGCGACGTATCCGAGGAGATCGCGCGCGAGCTGGAGCGCCGCATCAACGACGAGGGCTGCGATATTCCGGAGGCGCTGCGCGATTTCATCGAAAGCCAGCTGGGCCGCGCGATCGGCGTGCAACTGGCGCTGCCGCTGCGAATCGCCGGCCGTGGCTAAGTGCACGGCCTGTGACGATCTCGGCTGCGTATGCGAGAACCACCCGGACTACCCATGGGACGGCCCGCGCGCATGCGGTTGCGGCGGCGCCGGCGCACCCTGCCCGGCCTGCAACATCCCGGCCGACGGCGACGCGCCGCGAATGCCGGACGGCTTCCGCCTGGAGGTCGATCGCGCTGGTTCTCGCGTGCGCGGTACAGCTTGGTCGGCGACACGCGCCAGCCAAGCCTTGGGGTGA